GATTCAGCTTTAGTTCAAGGTGGAGATGATGTACCAGAAGGACATTATGAGCAAGATAATATGAAAGAAACAGTTGTACCTAATAGAAATAAAATGTTTGCTTCTATTACTCAAGCTGTTGCTCTATCAGTGGCAAATAGAACCGGGGAAAAGTGTGATATTGCCTTAGGAATTCATGCTGGAGATCATGCAATTTATCCTGATTGCAGACAAGAATTTAGAGATGCCGACGATGCCGCTTTTAGGATAGGAAATTGGGATGCTGATAAAGTAGGTTATTTTACACCCTATTTAGAAACAGATAAATTAGGAATTTTAAAAGATGGAGAAATATTATGTGCAGAGTTAAAAATTAATTTTGATGAAGTCTATTCTAGAACTAATACTAGTTATAAGCCTTTTCCTAGTGGGAATAGTGATTATAAGTCTGCTTCGTCTGTTGAACGAATTGAAGCATTTATTGCTTTGGGTAGGAAAGATCCTGTGGTTTATGAAGATGAAACTGGAGTGGTTGATTACGAAGTAGCCAAAGCTTATGTTAAAAAAATATTAGAAGAATATGGGAGTGAACCTTCTGTAGTAATGGGGTTGGATTAAAATCTTTGAAGCTGTAAGTTAAAAGTATAACATAGGGGTAGATAAATATAAATATTCATCCCTGTTATGTCTCATAGTGTAACTGGTTAACACGTCTGATTTTGATTCAGAAGATTCTAGGTTCGAATCCTAGTGAGACAACAAATAATCTAGCAGTTCATTGGTGAGAATACAAGGTCTTTACAACCATGGGGGTGCGGGTTCGAATCCCGTCTAGATTACAATGAGTAAGAGGTATTCATAGTGTTTTATCTAACACTATAACAATAGATAGGGTATTAGACTTGGACATCCTTAAGTCCTTCTCTAGGGAATATGGTAGGTAGTATTACCCCCTAGTAACTTGACTTGTTTTCATGTGGTAAGACACTAATGCGTTTTATGAAGAGGAAAAAAACCGTTAAAATCTAGCTTAAGTAATCTCATTAAGTGCATTTGGCCCGTTCGTCTATCGGTTTAGGACATCACCCTTTCACGGTGGAGAGAGGAGTTCGATTCTCCTACGGGCTACTAGCGGGGTAGAGCAGCAGGTAGCTCATTGGGCTAATAATTACAGATACAATTACAAATAACAAACCTAATAATAAATCTAAAACAGAATCTATTATGGCAGATGACGAAAAAACAACTCCATCAAGTTCGGATAAAAAAGAAGTAAAGAAAGAAACTTTACCTAAAGTTGACCCGACTAAAGTTAAACAGTTAAATGAAGGTGTTGACCCAAATGCAAAAAAACACCAAATAGTAAGCTTTATAAAATCTATAGTTCGTATCTTTGGATACGGAGCTTTACTAATAAGCTTGGAGGTAGGAGCAATTTTACTTATATTGAGCGAAATATTAGGTATAACTGAAGAGTTAGTATAATAAATAATTAAATAAATAACAATGAAAAAAATTCTTTACTTTAGTGCAAATTACTGCCAACCGTGCAAAACATTAGGACCAATTATGGAGTCACTACAAGGTCAAATTAATTATGAAAAAATTGATGTTGAAAGTAATACTACATTACCCGCAAAGTTTGGGGTTCGTAATATTCCAACTCTAATTCTTATTGATGAGAATGGGGAGGATGCTAAACGAACTGTAGGTATTCAAACTAAAGAACAAATTTTAAATTTTTACAATGGGTAAATTTCAATCAAGTAAAGTATTTGATGGTTTTAGTACGGTATTTCGTCAATGGAAAGCAGCAGATACACACTGTAGATTTATCCATGGTTATGGTATTTCTTTTAAGGTGTATTTTGAAGGAGAATTAGACGCAAGAAATTGGGTTTGGGACTTTGGGGGTATGAAAAGAGCTAAAACCCAAATTAGTGGGATGTCCCCTAAAGAATGGATGAGCTTTATGTTTGACCATACTATGATTATAGCTGAAGATGACCCTGAAGTAGAGGCATTTAAACAAATGGACGCCGCAGGTGTAGCCCAAGTAAGAATAATCCCAGCAACAGGTGCTGAAAAATTTGCTGAGTATATTTATAACAAATTAAACATTTTTGTAAAAGAAGAAACAGAAGGACGTGTTCGAGTAACTAAAGTTACATTTATGGAGCATGGTAAGAATGCTGCTTCTTACTTGGAATATTAAAATAAAGGTTATATATTACATAAAATAGTGAATGAAAAACCACTTTAAAAAATTACATTAATGAATAAACAGTTAAAACGAGTTGAGGATTATAATAAAGTCCTCCCAATTGTAGAAGTTTACACTGCTGTTCAAAGCGAAGGCTCAAGAGCAGGTTACCCTACAGTAGTAATTAGAACCACAGGATGCACGCATAGGTGTTACTTTGGTGAAGGTGGATGGTGTGATTCCTTCTATACTTCTATCCACCCTGAAAAAGGTAAGTATACATTTCAAGACATAATTGATATGTACGAAAAGAACCCACACATCAAAGAAATGATGTTAACTGGAGGTTCTCCTACAATGCACCCTGCATTAGTTAATGAACTAACACATTTTGCTCATGAAAATGATATCTTTATTACTATCGAAACTGAAGGAAGTCATTTCCTCCCCACAGACTATCCTATTAATCTGTTATCTATTTCTCCTAAGTTTAGTAATTCTATTCCAGTTATAGGTGTAGAAACACCAGAAGGAGGAATTACAGATGAAAAAATGATTAAACGTCATAATAAGTTTAGACTAAATTATGATGCCATCAAGCAATCCATTGCTTACCATGATGATTACCATATAAAACCAGTATGGGACGGTAAAGATGAGAATGCTTTAGTTGAAATTATGGAGTGTATTAAAACACTTGAAGTCCCACAAGACAAAGTATGGTTTATGCCTAGTGGGGATTCAAGAGAAGGGTTATTTAAATCGTATCCTTTAGTATTTGATTGGGTAAGAGATAACGGGTATAGAATGACTTGGAGGCCACACATCATTGCCTTCCAAGATATGAGAGAGGTGTGATAACGTTTAAAAATGTGTAATATGACAAAATCATCAGAAGAAATAAAGAAAGAATTTTGGGATTTTAGTGAAAAAATAAAGGAAGAATTTTGGGATTATAGTGGGGAATCTGAAGCTAAGAGAAGGAAATTAAATCCTGAAGCAAAATGGTTCCAGGAATTAATAAAATCAACAAAATAAAATTTGGATAAGCTAGAAGCCCTTCGTATATTAGAGGAAATAAAAGAAAATGTAAACACCTGCTGCGCTATAACTATGGACCCAGATGATGTGTTAATCTTAATAGATAAATTAAAAAGTTATATAAATGGAAAATAATAAAAACCTCCATCAACAGCTAGAAGTAGTCCAAGAAGGATTTGCTAATGGGGTAGCCCCTGGTTTCCCTTTAAGTGACCAGGAAAAATTAAAAATGATTGATCAAGCAACCGAAGCTTACGGGAAGTTTCTAGATGCCTTAAAATGTGATTGGAGAAATGACCCTAACTCCTCAGATACCCCCCGTCGTGTTGCTAAAGCTTATGTTAATGATTTATGGGCTGGTAGGTATACTGCTATGTCCCCTATTACCTCATTCCCATCAGATGGGTATGATGGCATTGTAATTGAACGTAATATACCGTTAACTTCAATGTGTTCTCACCACCATCAAACCATTGGGGGAGTTGTACATATTGGGTATATTGCTGGAGAAAATGGTCAAGTGATTGGTTTATCTAAACTAAATCGAATTGTAGAATTATTTGGTCGTCGAGGGGCTATCCAAGAACAATTAACCTCCGCTATCCATAATGCTGTAAGTAAAATTACAGAGGGAAATAAAGGAGTAATTGTTACTATTGTTGCAGGGCATTCATGTGTAAGTTGTCGTGGGGTTAAACATCAAGGTGCTTCAATGGTTACAACCAAAGTATCAGGTGTATTTACAGACAACACCAACGTAGCTAGAAAGGAATTCTTTGACAGTCTGAAGATTAATAATGGAGGGCATCAAATATAAACCTAGATTAAAGCATATGGTATCTCGACAAGGGATACCATATGTATAATCATGATAGGAATATACAAAATAACATCCCCGAGTAACAAAGTTTATATTGGACAATCTAGAAACATAAAAAAACGTTGGGGTGATTACTCGGCCCATAAGAAAAAACAAAAGGACCAAACCGCAATTTTTTACTCACTAAAAAAATATGGTAAAGAAAATCATAAATTTGAAGTTTTAGAAGAATGTTCTTTAGAAGAATTAAATGAAAGAGAAATTTATTATATTGAAAAATATGATTCTGTTAGTAAGGGTTTAAATATCTCACGAGGTGGGTATTATTTTTGGGAAGTGAATGTAGGTAAAAAACATAAAAAGGAAACAATAGATAAAATGAAGGAATATTGGGCTGAAAATGCCCATCCACGTTCTAAAGAAACTATTGCTAAAATCTCTAAAACTAAACTGGAAAATCCTAGAATTACAACTCCAGAAATGATTGAAAAATACAGGAATACTTCAACTTCTAAAAAACCTATTTCACAATTTGATTTAGAGGGAAACCATATTAAGAATTTTAATAGTATAAATGAAGCTGCTAGACATCTAAACATTAGAAATGATGGAATTTCAGCTTGTTTAAGAAAAAAACAAAAAACAGCCTATGGATTTATTTGGGAATACCAGAAATAGGTCGTATATTAATACAAATTAATAACATATAATGGCATTAACTCTAGATAATAAAATAATCCTAAGTTGGAGTGACGTTGATGAACTAATCGATAAGTTATGTGGGAGAATCTTTGATGAACTCCCACTTATAGATTCAGTACATGGAATTCCAAGAGGTGGATTAATTCCTGCAACCCTAATATCACATAGATTAAAATTACCTTATACCAATGTAATAGGTAAATATACCCTAGTGGTAGATGACATTTGTGATAGTGGAGTAACACTCCAAAATTCTCCTGGTGTTTATACCGCAGTAATTCATCAAAAACCCGAAACTTCATGTTTCACTCCTAGTGTTTGGGCTGATCTTCACTTAGGTGATGAATGGCTTATTTACCCGTGGGAAAGAATGGATTCAAAAGCAATTCAGGGCTATTTAGAGTAATTTGGTTTCTCTAAATTAAAATTGTATATTAAATAAGTTATAAATAAAAAAACAATAAAATTATGTATTGGCAAGTAGATGTAAAATTAGAGTTTGAAAACGATCGTGGGAAAATTCAAAAAATAACAGAAAAATACCTAGTAGCTGCATATTCTGCTACTGAAGCA